GAACAGATTCCTTTCGGGGTCCCAGCCATGTTCTCTGGCGACGACAGCGCCATCAATGGAGTGTTCAAGCCTCGTCCTGGATGGGCAGCAATGGAGCCGCACATCAAGATCAAGTCCAAGATCTTTCACTCCTTCCACCCAGACTTCTGCGGCGCACGCATCACACCCGTCGGACCTGTCAAACTCCCCTGGGTCATGCTCTGCCGAATCTTCAGCGCCATAGGCGATCACGGCCTCTCAGACTCGTGCAGGAACTACGCCAAAGACCTCACCCGCCTCACCTGGGAGTGGGAAGCGGCACAGTTCGCCTTCACTGACCACGAGCTGGAATGCCACGCCGTCTCGCTCGACGTCATGAGGAAGTGCATGAACGCCTGCCGGATCCCGTTGGCGGCCGTGTTCAAAGGGGAGACGGCCATGGAACGATACGACCTCAGCTCCCGTGAGGCTTGACGAGGACCCAAGGGAGGAAACCCACCAAACAGTTCGCAAACTTTAAGAGCACGAAAAGATCCGTTCGCAAACGTTAAGCGCCAGAATGCCCATGTACACCACCATATGACTTCCTATTTGTTCCACTCAATAAATAAACACCAAAAACATGTCTTTAACCAGCGCACAGAAGAGAGGTTTTCTCCTTAAATACCCAGCGCTCGTCCCCCGCACTCCTGAATACAATGCTGCCATCAAGCAGTTTAGAATCGATAACAACATACCCCCCCCCACTTACGCACGCACTAGGTCGGCGGGAAAAGGACGAGGGGGCGCCCGACAGGCCGGCGCCCCCGTCCCAGCCCCTACGACGATCGCGACTGCCAGGACAGCTACGACCCGTATGACGAGGCAAATGGCAACCTTTCAGACTAGGCCCCAGGAGACGAAGATGGTGATCCTGGCTAGAGGTGACTGGACTGCGAACACGACGGCCCCGACGGCCCTGACCACGGCGACCCGAGCCATTAACGCTACGGCCTACCCGACACTGCTGACCGAGACAGCCGCCTTCGAGAGCAAACGCATCCACTCCATCACGCTGGAGATGCTCCCGACGGCGGCTGCGCTCCACACGACCCTGGAGGTCTGGGCCCGCATGATACAGGGCGACACTACCAAGCCGGTGGACCTTGATCACGTGAAGGACCACGGACAGACGGTACATATGACCTCGCTCACAGTGAGGTCCTTGACCTTCCCAGTGTCCGCAGGCACCGGATCACGGCTCTCCAAGGACGCACAAGCAGGGCTCGGACCCGAACTGTATCTCATCCGCCGGTCAGCCGTAGCCAATGCAGCGGCCGTGTCTAACGGGACCGTGGTCTGTTCGTGGAGACTGATAGCCAACGTGTCGGTGTCGGGGTTGATATAGGATCCGGTGGCCGTCCCCAGACGCCGTCTGGCCGCACCAGCAACACCTCAGTCAAGCACAGGCGTTTGGGTCATTCCATCCGCCGCCTTCCACATGCTTGAACAAGGACAGCTCATGACGGCAGCGACCAAACACGGCGTCTACACACCGGTCGGCCACCCACCGGGCAACTGGGACCTACACGACCTCCCCATCTCCGCCCCGGGGATCCGCGGCCCCTTCGTCTTCACAGAACAACATCCCTAGTCCACGTTTACGTCCTAGTACCACCACGAGGGGGGGGTATATAAAAAAA